TATCTGGGTCATTGTCACTACCGCCATGAAAAAGACGACCGGCATAGAAACCACAGGTGGTTGGCATATTCCCTACTTTCATAACTGCTCCGCCTGATGTGTAGGCGGTGTATGCTGTTGTATCGACTCCAATAGTGAAATTAGTAGGGTCTACCACTGTCACTTCAAACTCTTGTAAATTAACCTCTGTCATACCCCCAACATCTGCAATACGCACAATGTCTCCGTCACTATATCCATGGTTAGCACTTGTTGTGACTTGCCCGGGATTAGCTTGTGAAATATTCGTTATCTCAAATTGTTCAAATGGGTCGTCTGTCCGCACATACGTTGCCAAAGTCCAAGTACCATCCCCTAATCGCGTCAACTTCCGAGGTAAATATGTTGGATGATCAATATACATAATGTCAGCTTTTTGCGCGAACTTTAGCTGTTTAAGGTCCTTCTCTTGATACGGAGACTCAATCTCATACACTCGAGCAGCCAAACCACTTCCTGTATACGCATCATAAGCGGACGTATCAATTGCATTTCCATCCTGATCTGTGATTGTAAATGTGTTCGCTGTAGGTACGGTACCTATTAGAAAGAACTGACCGTTTAGGTCTGTCAATCCTTCACAATCATCAATATATATCTCATCGCCAACTGAATAGCTATGTCCAGTAATGGTAATGACCCCCGGATTAGCCAAAGTAATAGCGGTAATAGAAAGAGAGCTTTCGGTTAAGACCCCTGGGGTAGTTCCAAGACCTGCATCTGTAAACCATCGCAAGTAACCCTCTGTAAAGGAGAGTTCGTATGCTTCATCATCAGCAAAAGCAAAAGGAATAAGATGTGCCACATTATTTCGACGCGTAGTTCTGGAATGAACAAACCCGGGACGGAAAGTGGTTGGGCCATGAACTTGAGTATTGAAGTTCTCCCCAACCAAGACCCCACTCTTATAGAGGTCAAGATTAGGCCGATCTTTTAACTTAAGTGTTAAAATCCCATGTCTAAAATCATAAATAGGTGCATTAAGTTCTGCCATTTTGCCCCGTGTATAGTCCGGTTGTACGAGAACCACCATACACCCGACGACCTTGGAGCATCTTACTCTGCCGATATGCTACCGGAGGATTGGCTTTCCCGTTTTTAGCTTTTGCTTTCAATTCAGCTTTTTGACGTTTTTTCTCCACTCTCCCAGCAAGACCCGCATTACCTGTTAGCTTATATACAATCTCATCAGCCAAAGCATGAGCTAGATATATGCGAAAAGAAGGACTGTAGTTAGTAACTACTAACTGATCTGCGGTATACCCAATATTCAAAGACTCCGCGCCCCCATTGTCAATAAATAGGTTCTGCCCCACAATAGTGTAGTTCCATCGTGAAAGCGGAAAATCCCAATATTTAATAAAACTCAAAGATAAATAGTCATTTGGAAGCGCATAAGAGTCATCAAACCCGAAGTCTGGATCTGTTGCATTTAGAGGGATAGCCGCATAAGCCGCCGCAAAATTCCAAGGAAAGCCTTCAAGAATTTCTTGACGTACTTCATCATACCAGCGTTTCGCAATAACTGCTGCTTTATTGCCATCTGGTATTTCAACATCATTAATATTCTCAGTCTTGATAATATCCAAGGCCAAATTAACAATGTCTGTACTTGATGTTGATACAGTCATAGTGTCTCCTTTTTAAGGGGAGAAGCAGGGGATGTTTAATCCCCTGCCCAACATGACATCAGACATTCTCCCTTGGATCTCTATTATTGTGCCGCATATTCTCTACGAACAAGTTTCAACTTAACAACAACGTCTCCTGATGCTGCAGCGTCCTTATTAATCGTAAAAGCAAGAACATACGACTGTCTTTCACTCGACACATCACTTACCAACTGGTAGATTGATTTACCTTGGTTAGCAAGAGACACTGCTGAAACTGGGTTAAGACCACTACCCTGCGCAAGCGCAGAAGTAAGATCCCCACCATCAACAAGTGCATCTACATCGAGAACTGCACCACCCTGTTCAGTTGTCTCGTATATCCCGAGATCAACGTCGTCCAGACCCGTAAGGGCCGCACATGTAATCTCACCATCAACTGGAACATAATTTGACGGCACTTCGGCGATTCTGTATATAGATGTCGCACTATTACCACTTGTGATAGTAGCCCTGGCAACTATATATAGAGAGTCCGCACCGTCTGCATGAATAGCATCGACTGGTATATTGTCGGAACTCTTTTTATACGTGGTTAAATCGACTATAGCCATTCTTTTCCTCCTATTTTAATTTAAAATACTATACCAAAAAGTATGTGACAACTACTGTCATATCTGTACCGCCAGTCGCCGCCGACCCTGTTTTCGTAATCTTTAAGGCTTCACTCACTGTAATGCCCTCAGCCATGCCTACACCTAAAGAGATCTGTGGTGGGTCTATGTCCTTGGTGATCACCACATTGTCATCAAGCATACTCTGCCCAATAGAACAGACATTAACCGTAGCACTTTCATCTTCAAGCTCTAAAGATGTCAGACCAGCGAAGTTCCCATTACAGACAATGTTAAAATCTGTCACAACAATCTGACTACCAGGTGTTGCAGCAACAATTGTTTTACCTGCATTTAACTCTGCCAATGAAACACTCACCTGCGCACTAATCGAATTTCCAGAACCACCTGTTGGTCCAGTCGGCCCAGTTGGTCCGGTTGGCCCTGTACCATCAGAAGGACCACTGGGTCCTGTTGCACCAGTTGGTCCTGTCGGACCAGTTGGCCCTGTACCATCAGAAGGACCACTGGGTCCTGTTGCACCAGTTGGTCCTGTCGGACCAGTTGGCCCTGTACNANCCCGCACCAGTCGCCAAGGTTAGAATGTCCTGAACTGTACGGGTAACAGGGTTGTTTTTACCCCCACCTGTAGACCCAATAACTATCAGTTTATCTCCTGCAACCGCCGCTGTACCCCCGGCCGAAAACTCAGAAACCTTTTTACATGTTAAATCGTATTCTTTGTTTCCCATTGCATGTCTCCTTATATTAACTGTTCAAAACAACAAAGTAGGGGGAGAACAAACTCCCCCTACTGTATTATCTATTAGGCATAGAAAACTGCCGGATCTTTAACTGTAGTCTGAAACTTAATGACATTTACGCCATTCGATCGAACCGCACCTGCGGTAAGAGTAAGTCTCAGTCTCACTGAGGATATCTTTGTCTCAGTAAGAGGTATGATTTCAAACTTAACACCATCAGAAGCCATACCATATATAAGAGCATTGTTTGCCAAAGCGAGACAATCTCTTACAGCACTTGCCTCATTAAGCATCTTACCTGTCTCAGCCTGCGCGCCAAATGTTACATTCTGCATACCAAGCTGACGACCAAAACCGGATTCATTTCCAGCGCCCATGGCATTGGAAGGGTAAACCTGCTGGAACTGCCAAGATGTAAGTTGGGTGATTCCGCCCATGTCATACTGTTCATCTTCTGTTATAACAAATTTCACGTCGTTCATGCCCGTAGGTGAAATAACCTCTTTACCTGTGAATCGGTGATTAATCTTCCTGAGAAGATCAATAGTCAAACCACCTGTCGCGTCTAATGTAAGGCCACCATCATTGGCGAAAGTTAATTCTGTGTCGCCCTTTTCACCATAGTACACACTTGCTACTGCCGCGGCAATACCTACCTTATCAAGAAAACGAAAAGATGCTTTCATCATTTCATCTGTGATAAGGGACGAAGGACTACTAGAAGTAGTCTTACGAAACCAGTGTTCATCGTAATCAACCTCTATAATCATTCTGTCGGTATCAAGTTTTCTACGGAAATAGTTTGCTGCCACGCCCTGACTGGAGGCATTGTACGAATTATCAATTCTGTAATCGACCGGTGCAATACCGTCAATATACATCTGTTTACCCTCTACAGTAACATCAGCGAAGCTACCGAAGAGTCTTGTCTCTTGCTGTTGCGGAATCTTGAGAAGATTTCCCAAATATTCATCTTTTAAAACTGTCTCAACGCCCGCATAATCATTTCTGGCCATCTGATCCTCCTTACTTAAATTATAGGTTAGTCAATAAAAAAATATACATCTATTAACGATACCCGTTTAAGTCGGACGGTTTGTGGCCGATCCCCGCTCTTATTACGGACGCTAGTATTTGTCTTAAATATACACTATCTTTTTCTATTTGTCAAATTATTTTGCAAATAAATCTATTCCTTGCTCTTTTGCTTTTATACCAATTGCTGATATTGATGTATTCAAATTAGCAATTTTTTGTTTTTTAATATGCTCCGGCATCTTTGTGTCCAGTTTAAGATTCATCTTCTGTGTAGATAAAGCCTGAAAATCCGCCTTCAAATCTCCTGACTGCCCTGAAGGTGCCCCTGGTCCACCAGGTACCGTAGACTCTCCACTATACTTATCGTGAATATTTTTAGCAAACACTATTAGAGGCAGAAGTGCTTCGTTTTCTAAACCATTCAACATTGTGGCAAGTTGTGTGTTCTCCCCAAGAGATGTCCTCATAGTCTCCATGAATGCTTCTGTAGCCGCTTTTTTCTCCCCCTTACCGAGAACTTGATCTGCGAGAGTTTGAAAGGCGACCTCTCTTTTAGCTGATGCGTCAATAGTCTCTTTCTGCATATCAACAATTAATTTTTCACTTGCAGCCATAATACGTTCACCGGCTTCTTTCGAAATATTCTCAGCATGGAGTATTTTTTTCATACCATGGTCGAGTTCTACATTCCTCTGAACATCTTCCAATCCTTCAATATTCTTAAACTCATATCCTTCTGGATTGTCAGGAACTTTCATTACAGAACGATAGGTGGTTAACTCTTCTGGTGTAGGCTTTTCACCAAGAAGGGCAAAGCGATCTTTCCCTATTAATTTATTCGCCCCTGCCATCTTTGTCCATAAATCTTCAAAGCTTTTAACTTCCTTTGCCCAAGCTTCCTTTGCGTATTTCTCTGGGATCTTAAAAGTTTTCAGCCTTGAGTCAACAGGGCCAGTCGCACCCGTTGCTCCTGTAGATGTTGCTCCTGTAGATGTCGCTCCTGTTCCACCTGTCGCTCCAGTTGCGCCAGTGGGCGCTCCTCCTGTTCCACCTGCTGCGCCAGTAGGCGCTCCTCCTGTTGGTCCGGTCATGTTGTTCTCCTCCTGTTATTTTTCCCATAAATGTCGCTCAATTTTCTTAATTATACTCGAGGTCATATTAAATCTCAAATCCTCATAGACACTTTTTGCTCCTAAAACCAAGAGAGTATCTTCAATATCAATAGCCCCCTCTTTATTCCGGCGTACTGACTGTTTGTCCCCACCACTTAACATAAAAAGATACCGGAGTA